ATGGGGCGTAATTCATCCAAAAGAGATGCCGACAGGTTCCTGTTTCTGAGGTCCGGAAAATACTATTACCGCCGTCGCGTTCCGGACAATCTCGCCCTCCGCGATGAGCGCGCCCCAACGATTCGTGTCAGCCTGAAAACAGATGATCTCGCTCTCGCCCGCGCCAAGCGTGATTTGATGGAAGAGGCGGACAATATCCTTTGGGCCTCCATGGTGCTCGATGAACCGCGTGATCCGGCTCGCTCTCGATATGAAGCGTCGATGAAGCGCGTCGAGGCTCTCGGACTGACCTACCGATCTGCGCAAACGATGAGCGCACAATCATCACTTGATGAAATAGTCACCCGCCTGGAACGCGTTGCCAGTGAGCGGTTGCCGCAAGAGCTGGCGCAAGGCGTTGCCGGTGGTATTCCCGTTCCTGATGTGACTGTGAGCAAAGCATTCGAGATCTATTGCGATGAGATCGTGCCGGATGAGCTGGTGAACAAGAGTGCTGTTCAAAAGGCGCAATGGAAAAAGGTGAAGCTGCGCGCCGTGAACAATTTTATCGCTCTCGTCGAGGGCGATAAAGCGATGACCGATATCACCCGCGATGACGCGATGAAGCTATATCGTCACTGGTTGTCCAGGATCGCGCCCAAAGAGGGTAAATCGACTCACTCGGCTTCGTCTGGTAATCGCGACATCGGCAACATGCGGGTGCTTTACGACGCGTATTTCACCTATATCGGCGAGGAAGGCAGGGCAAACCCGTTCGCCCGTCTCAACTTCTCTACGCGGAAAAAGCGATCCCGCCCGCCGTTCCCTCGTGAATGGCTCACCGGAACGATTATGAAGTCGGGAAATCTGGCGACTTTGAATGATGAAGCGCGGGGGATTGTACTGGCGCTGATCGAAACAGGAGCGCGACCAAGTGAGCTGGCAAACCTGACCGCGTCGTCGATTCGGCTTTCGCATAAGGTGCCGCATATTGCTATCGAGCCGCGCGACGATCCTGACGATCCGCGTGAGATCAAAACGACTTCATCCGAACGTCTTGTGCCGTTGGTCGGCGTAGCGCTGGCTGTGTTCCGCAAGCACAAGCAAGGATTCCCGCGCTACCGAAATCGAGAGAATGATCTGTCCGCTACGCTAAACAAATATTTTAAGGAAAATAGCCTCTTCCCGACGCCTCAGCATAAGATCTACTCCTTCCGTCATTCTTTTGAGGATCGAATGAAAGAGGCTAACCTGGACGATGAATTGCGGCGGTTATTGATGGGGCACACAATCGAGCGCCCCCGGTATGGCATGGGCGGATCGTTGGAATGGCGGCAGAGCGAGCTCAAGAAAATTGCCCTGCCGTTTAGTCCGACTATTGTTTAAATGACGCCCAGCTCTTCCAGTAGGCACATGACGAACGGTGTTACCGTCGCTGGATCCGTGATTTCCATCACAGAGTCACCTTCATCGCCCTCGGCTGTTTCTTCAATGGGGCAGCGGCGTAGCGCGTAATCAATGGCATTGCGGATATCAACATCGCTAGGCTTGCTCATAGCTCTACCACTTCGATGATCTCTGCGTTGCGGGTGCGAAGAAACGGAACAAAGTCCGAGCCTTCGTACTTCTTCGCAGTGCTGGAACGCGCTTCGACAATGCGAAACTGGTCGCCTACCGTCAGCTGTTTCAGCGCTGCTTCGATGACTTTCTCACGTGTATCTTCTTCGGCGAGTTCGTAGACATCCTCATCAAGCTCGCCTGCATGCCATGTCCAAGGTGTCATTCGCTGACCTCCAGATAGGTGAGTTCCCAGGTCGGATGGTACGGAAATGGATCGTGGGTCTCGCCATCTAGGCGAATGAGCAGGTATTGATTGTGTGCGCCTTCGATCGTTCCAAGCTGCGGTTGTTTGCCGCCCGTGTATTTGACGCGACCGCCAACGCAAGCCGGAACACGATAATAGTCTTTGATGTAATCGAGGCTCATGGCTTGCTGGCCTCATTCGCGTTATCGCCCTTTTTAGGGACGCCGCGCAGCTTGAAGAAATCGTCTGCCGCTACGGTGGCGCTTCCCAGTGCTGATGCAAGCGTCGTGACTTGGTCTCTCAACGATCCGCCTGAATAGGTATTCGTCATATGAACTGCGGCGGTCAGTAACATCATTACGCCTTCTGCTGGATCGCGCCCTGTGTTCCGGCAAATCTCGCGGGTCACGGCCTCAATAGCGAGGATGCAGGATCGCGGATCGTCGGATATTTTCACATTCATGTTGACCTTCACGGCTCGACCTCCTGCGCTGCGGCTGTATGGTCTTGGGCAGCTGCGGCCATGGCGCGCCACAGCCGGGAAACGAGATCGTCGTGTGTCTCGCTCTCTTCCCAGACGAGATCAAGGGCGGCTCTGATCATTTCTGGGGTTGCTTCGAAAGGGAGTGCCGTCACGGGCATAGAAATCGAAAGCCGGGTCGAAAGCCCGTTCTTCTCGCTCGTGGCGTTGAACTTGGCTTCAATTGCCACATCCAGATCTATGCCAGCGTCCATCGCGACTAGATCCGTGCAGATAACGATATCTGCCAGTTCCTCGGCAAGGTGTTCTTTCGTGTCGCGCGATCCGACAAGTCCGATGCGTTCGCGTTCCAGCTTCTTGATGACATTGCAGGCCTCGCCGACTTCACCGGCAAGCTCAGTAGCGCGAAATGTCATCGACACGCGTTCGCTGCCGGTATTCCATTCCTGATCGCGGACGACGTTGGCGGCGCGCAAACTGGTCATATTCATGGTCGGTTGCCTTCCAGATACTGCTGTGCGCTCGCCAGGTCGGATGCAAACCGTTCTGGGTCGATGACAACGATGCGGCTGTAGTCGATGAAGTATGAAGTCAGGTTGGTTTGCTTGGCGCTCCACGATTCCCAAAATTGCTCCAGACGATCCCAGCCGGTGACAAAGTCGCGGGCATCATCGTGATGGTTGTCTGAAAGATAATTCTCGACGGCGTCGACAATATCGAAGTGGAACATTTCTTCGGTGGTGCAAAAAGCCCAGGCTGGCAGAGCTTCCTTGATCTCGTCCTCGGTAGGATTTTCACCGTTCGGCGTTTTCCACTGCGCTGCTCTATCGGCGTACCGTTCAAGCAAACCGTCGACACTGTCAAAATAATCATCCTCGTCGCCTGTGCAGGTTATCCAGCCGCTCCAGTTTTCGACGATGGTAGCTTTGACAAGGCGAGAAGCCTCGATGCGACGCCTTGTTGCATCACGGTAAGCATCGGTGTCCATCACCATAGACTTTTCAGCCCATTCACGTTCAACAAACACCCGCTTGCCGTTCGCGGTGGCGAAACAATTCGGGTTGTCATAATCAACGCGAATACGTAGCGGGATCGGCTGCGTTTGATCGTGCCCATCGGGAACGTGAACCGTGATAAACTGGCAATCGACGGGGAATCCGTCGCATCGATTTTCAGATGCCATTGTCTTTTACTTCCTATGGTGAAACTTGCGTTCGAGCCTGTAAGCGGTTGATTGCTTTGGCTACTACGTCCTCAGCGTCTCGCAATTTCTCCAGCTCAGTTTCCAGGCGCTTCCATAGCGGAACCATAAGGACGGCTTCGCCCTTCGGTGCCCCGGCCATGATGCGCGCGAGGATGTCGAGCGCGTTTTCCACACGCTCGGCAGTCATTGGAGGTTTTTTGCGAGAGCGGGCCATCACTCGGTCTCGACTGGCTGGCCGTTCTGGAGGATGTAAAACGTATCCGGCTTGATATCGTTCTGACCGGCGATGCCTGCCCATACCGCGACGATTTCCATCCGGTCGTTACGTTCGACGAGGAACAGCGCACAGCCTTCCTTGCCGCGTACCTTGCCCTGATAACCCGATGCGGTGGCAGCGCTCCAGTCTCCCGATGCGGTGGCAGCGCTTCGCCATCCCGTTGCGGTGGCAGCGCTCCAGTCTCCCGTTGCGGTGGCAGCGCTCCGGTCTCCCGATGCGGTGGCAGCGCTCCGGTCTCCCGATGCGGTGGCAGCGCTCCAGTCTCCCGATGCGGTGGCAGCGCTCCAGTCTCCCGATGCGGTGGCAGCGCTCCAGTTCCCCGTTGCGGTGGCAGCGCTCCGGTCTCCCGATGCGGTGGCAGCGCTCCAGTTCCCCGATGCGGTGGCAGCGCTCTGGTATCCCGTTGCGGTGGCAGCGCTCCAGTCTCCCGATGCGGTGGCAGCGCTTCGCCATCCCGTTGCGGTGGCAGCGCTCCAGTGTCCTGACACAGTCGCAATCGCTCTATCGCCGCGAACATCGATCAGCTCACGTTCCCCGGATGCGTGCTGACCATCAATCCGTTTGGCTCGCTCGACGATGTAACGCACAGCGGCGGCAATCAATTCAGGAATTTTCAATTCGGCTTTGATGATGATTTCTGCAGATGCAATTTTGGTGTCGTTGCCTTCCTTGCTGGTTTGTCCGGAAAGCTCCACCGCCCCATATCGACTGCTCGCTGGCGGATAGTATCTGAACACATCAAGCGGATATTCGCAGGCGTGGAAGCCGCTTTCGCAAGCGACGACATCGCCCTGATGTTGGAAGCTCTTGTTTAATTCAAACTGGAAGCCTCGGCAGCGCAGCTCGGCGTCAAAGCCTTTATATGCAGCGATCTTAGTCATTCGGATCCGTTTCCCTCTCGCGGGTGATTTTGAATTGATGAATCAATCGGTTTGCCGCCAAGCGCGGCATTGCCTCGCGCTTATCTGGCGCGGTAACAGTGCTGATGAGTGCCGCTGCTGCGGCGAGCAGCCCCTCGGTGAGTGCGTCAACGGCGATCTCTGGGGTGATTTCTTTGGTCCGGACCTCAAGCCATTGTCCGTAAACCGCGTCCAGAACTGCCTGACGGGTTTCTTCGGCGACCGCCGAGCGTATCCGCCGTTCCTGCCAGTTCCGGCTTTTGTCTCTGTCAGCCAAAAACGCTCATGCCAAAGACAGTGGCGGTCGCAACGGATGCGGCCAAAAGAGACAATGCAATCAGGAAAGTCAGCGCGCTGTCTGTCCGCTTCTGATTGCAGGCCATGTTGAAGCCGCCTGTTTCGGTCTTAAACTTGATATTATCCTGCATGGTCACGCATCCTTACCGGTGAGAATGGGCATCGGGTTCACGCTCGGCTCGAAAAATCGGCACGACAACGCGCGATGCGGGATGGCTCGCTTTGCTTTGTTGAGGATGGGTTTGAGGCAGTAGGCGTCTTTCGGCTCGCCCGGAAACAGCTTGTGCTTTTCGCCATTCCGCTTGGGGGGGCAAACTTTTCGACGTAGTCGCCGTTGTCGTTTTTGACGAACGTCTTCTTGCCCCAGTGGGCGCACTGACGGCAGGTGGTGCCTTCCGGTCCGGTTCCGGCGATATGAGCCTGTCCGAGATAGGTGTTGCGGATAGGGCAATCGAAATCCGCTGCCGTCATGTGCTGGGTAATGTTGAAATGCTCTGCCATGCCACCCTCCACGATCTGGGAGAATCGACTGCTACTTAGACGTAGCGTTCGATCCTGCGGATTGAGCGGCGGCGGGCGAGGGCGGTGGCGCGTGCGCCATAGCGCTCGACAATGTCCTTGCTAAAGCCGTGGCTTTCCAATGTTTCAGGGGTAACGTTCTGGCCGGAAAAAGCCATTACACGCATGGTGTCGGCAAGTTTGCCGATGATGCTCTGGGGGCAGCTATGAGCTGCCTTGCTAATTGGTGCTGATTGATACTGGATCATAGTTTCCATCCTTTCGACGTCTGAGCTGGTTCAGACTGGATGGCAAAAAGAAAGCATTGCTTTCAACAAATTGCAAGCGATACTTTAAAAATATGAAAGTGAAAATCGATTCGACAAGGCGGAAAAAAGAATCAATAGTGAGAACAAAAATAGAACAGGGTGGTTTGTGGAATGTCTTGTGTGCAGGAGCCAACCGTAGGATCTACGTCGGTAATTGAGATCGAGTGTGCAGATTGCGGGCGTATCAGATGGCGAAAGCCCCACGATCTGTATCGTGTTGGCATAGGTCCAAAAACAACGATTCGTCAGTTGGGGCTAAAGTTGTTTTGTGCTGGTTGTCGGGATGAAGGGTTGCCTGGGCGCAACATAAGTCTGAACCCAACTTACGTCAGTTCAAATGCTCGAATTTATGCTGAAGCTTATGCAATCAATAGCCGAGAAGCTCGCGCGTAGGAATCACGCGCCACATATTCTTGATGGCGTATGGGTCGAAGATAAGTTCCTTTGCGGGGTTGTACTGCTTACAGACAATTTCGGTTTTCGAGCGTTTCACTAGTCTTTTGATGTATGCTTTGCCGACGGATTCGCCTTGCTCTGGAAACATTTCGATTACGACATCGTCTCCAGAGACGGCGTCACGTCCGCCGCAATACAGCAGTTCTCCGGGTTCATAGCGGGGAACCATGCTGTCGCTAAGAACATGAAGTGCAAATACTTTTCTAAGATGCGCTATCCCTGCTGGGCGGCGTGCATATCCAGAGACTTCTCCATTAAGGGTGAAGTCTCCGTCGTCGCCGCCGACTGCAACGCCAAGGATCTCGACATCAAGTGGGCCGGTGTCAATGTGGCCAGCGTCCGAGATTATTTCAGCATCGGACACCGGCTGCGTCTCGGATAAGAATTTTACATTGCCTTTGCTTAGGGCGATGGGGTCAATCCCAAGATAGCTCGCCACGGCCTGCAAGTTTTCCATCGACATAACATTTGCGCCGCGTTCCCAGTTGCCCACGGCACCTGTGCTCACGCCCGCAGCCTGTGCGATGTCGCGCATGACAAGGCCGCGCTGCTTTCTAGCAGTCCGCAAAGCCGTCCCGATTTTCAGAGCGAGTTGTGTCTCATCCATATTGGGATGTGACTCAATGTGGATAATTTCGTCCATTTAAGAATTCCTTGCATTGAAATGAAAGCTATGCTTTAAAAACAGCATGGCTGACAAAAACGAAATGCATCAGGCCCTAGAGGCCGCTAAAGAACGGGCAGAAGGTGCCAGCTCATTGGCACGTGCGCTTCGCATTACGCCTCAAGCGGTAAACCAATGGTTTGTCGTGCCGCCGGAGCGCGTTTTGGAGGTAGAGCGCCTGACGGGTATCTCGCGTCACTTTTTACGCCCTGATGTTTTTGGCCCGCCTCTCGAATCTCCCGCATGTTCCTCTGCGGGCGATGCTGGAGCGTCCCTGCCGCCCTCGGGCGCTCCAGCTTCTTTGTCGCAGGATAGAGCAGCGGTAGCTCAGTTGGTTCATACCCAACAGGTCGCGGGTTCGAATCCCGCTCCTGCAACCAGTTTCCAATCGCCTGATATCCTCCCATCGGGCGTAAATGCCGGGGCGCGCCGTAAGGATGACGCCGGACGCGCCCCGGCGTCCTCTGTTCTGGGGAGTGCGGTGTAATGATTTCATCGGTCGTTTCCTCGGCCTGTGGGCCACCTGGTTAATTTGATTTCTCAGTCGTACCGGCTGGGCTGACCAACTTCATCGAATCCTTAGACGAACTTTTTTCCTTGAAATTCTCAGGGTGTTTCCGTGCGCACAATTTCCGAGCAAGAACAGCGTTCCCTCAAGTCTGCTACCGACGGCGCATACATGCTGTCGGGCGGCATTTCCTGCATCGTGCCCTTTACCCGTGTCGGCGTGTCGACGCTTTCAAAGTACGCATCGTTTGGCGAGGAACATGCCGACAGCTTCATGCCGATTGATGTCGTGGTCGAGGTCGACCGACGCGCACAAACGCCGACGATCATAAAGGCTGCAGCCGGATTGCTCGGATATGAGCTAGTTCCGGCATCATCGGGTGCAATGAAAGCGTCCGACAATTTGCCACTCACGGAAATGGATGCGCATCGCGTCATGTCTGAGGCGATGGACGTTTCGAAATCCATCGTCACGGCGCTGGAAGATGGACGCATTGACGCCGGTGAGAAACGGGAGATCACCAAGGAAGTGCGCGAGGCTATCCGAGCGCTCGAGGATGTCTTGCGGCGTTTGGAGGCAGGGAAATGATCGCTGTTTCCTTACTCGTCGAACAATGGATGGCCGCACATGACGGGCCGCGTCGTTTCGAACCGGGCGTCAAATCCGGGTTCGATGCCACCCAATATGAGTTGCAGGGTTTCGGCGTCGAGGTACGGCGCAGGGGGAACCGTTTTGCCGTAAAGCGCCTCGACGGTCGATGGCAGTTCATCAGATGGGAAAAGCTGGTCGAGCTACGCGACGATTTTCGCAAGCTGCACGGTAGGGAACCGCTTCGGCGGATCGGCCGATGATGGCCCGTTTCCCACCGCGCGAAGTCGCGCTGATTGTTTGTGCCGCGTTGGTTGCTGAGTCACCCGTCGCGGCTTTTCTCATCTTCTTTCTGTTTCTTGCGGGGCGGTGACATGGACGCGCTAGTACCTGAAATTATCCGGATAGCCGATATCGATACGGGCAAGCGCCTGCGCGATGTGGACCCGGCGAAAGTCGAGGCGTTGAAGCTGTCCTTTGCGGAGCTGGGCTTGCGGACGCCGATAACGGTTCGGGCAAATGACAGCAAACGTAAAGGCGCTTCGCCTTACATTCTGTCGGCTGGCGCGCACCGATTGGCGGCTGCACTCGCTATTGGATGGGATGAAATCCCGGCATTTGTGCGCAAGGAAAGCGCGCTCGATGCCGAGCTTTGGGAGATTGACGAGAATCTTGCTCGTGCCGAGCTGACGCCTGCTGATCGCGCCATGTTTGTTTTCCGGCGCAAGGAACTTTACCTCCTGAAATATCCGGAAACGGGACACGGTGGCGACCGCAAATCAAGCGGCCAAGTTGGCCACTTGGTTGACCGGGCAGAGCGTAAGAGTTTCGTTGCCGCCACAGCTGAACTGACTGGAAAGCCAGAGCGAAGCATTCGACGCGATGCCGAGCGCGGTGAGAAGATCTGCAAGGCCGCGCTCGACAAATTGCGCGGCACCCGGCTCGATAACGGCGTGTCGCTGGATCGCCTCAAAGCCCTTCCGTCGGACGTTGCCCAAATTGCGTGGGTCGAGGGCGCGCTGGCGGAAGAAAAGCGTATCAAAGTCGAGAACAAGAGTATTCGCGCCCAGCAACAAAAGGTGCGGCATGCTGTCAGGCTCACCGAAATGGCGCTGACTGCCGAACGCGGCAAGGCGACGGCACCGGCAAAGCTGCATCGGCTCTATCCGGTCTATTACGCTGACCCGGCCTGGAAATTTAAGGTTCATTCGGAAGTGACGGGGCGCGAAAAGAGCGCCGAGAATCACTATCCGACGATGACCACCGACGAAATTGTCGCCAAGATGGTGGAGCTGATCGGCGGCAATCATCCAGCTGTATTGTTCCTCTGGGCTACTAACCCGATGCTGCCGGATTCCCTGCGGGTCATGGAGGCTTGCGGTTTCACCTACGTTCATCACTGGGTCTGGGACAAGGTTGATATCGGCACCGGTTACTGGGGCAGGGATCGTCACGAGCTGTTGCTTATCGGCAGGCGCGGCGAGGTGGCGTGTCCATTGCCGGAAATGCTCCCGCCGACGGTCTATGTCGAAAAGAAAGGCGAGCATTCCGCCAAGCCGGAATATTTCGCAGAGCAGATCGAGAGATTTTATCCGGATCTCCCAAAGCTGGAATTGAACGCGCGTCGCAAGCGTCCCGGCTGGGATGTGTGGGGATATGAAGTCGATGGGAGAGGCGCACAATGATCGTCTCCCGTCATCCTGAGGTTGATGCAGTACTTGCTGAAAATCCTGCTGTCGCAATCGGCGTGTCTGGCGGCAAGGACAGCCAAGCAGCTGCACTCGCAACGTTCCGTCATCTCGACGACATCGGACATAGCGGACCGCGTGTGCTTATTCACAGCGATTTGGGTTCTGTTGAATGGAACGACAGCCTTCGCGTTTGCGAAGATCTAGCTGGTTATCTCGGCTGCGATCTAATCATTGTTCGCCGAAAGGCTGGGGGGTTGATGGAGCGATGGGAAAGCAGATGGCTTTCCAGCAAGACCCGATATCAGTCGCTGAGTACCGTTACGCTTGTCCTTTGCTGGTCTACGCCAGGAATGCGGTTTTGTACTTCCGAGCAAAAAACGCATCCGATTGTCGCAGAGCTTAAGCGCCGCTTCAAAGGCCAGCGCATTGTCAATGTGACCGGTGTGCGTCGGGAAGAGAGCCGCAATCGTGCCCGCATGCCGATTTTCGACATCGACAGGACTGGTCAGATTTTGAACTGGCGTTCGATCATTGATTACAGTGTCGACGACGTTTTCATGCTGATTGATGCCAGCGGGCTTTCACCGCATCCAGCGTATCCGAAATTCGGAATGAGCCGGGTTTCCTGTCGCTTCTGCATCATGTCAAATTTCTCTGATCTGACTGCTGCAAGTGCGCAGTTGGAAAGTCATGATCTCTATCAACGCATGGTGCAGCTGGAAATTGACAGCAGCTTTGCGTTTCAGGGCGCGCGTTGGCTCGGTGATGTTGCGCCACACCTGTTGTCTGTCGACATGAGGGACGCCCTCGATCTTGCCAAGTATCGGGCTGTTCTGAGGAAAGAGATCGAAAGTCAGATCACTAAATCCATGCTGTATGTCAGCGGATGGCCGACGCGCATGCTGTCAGATGGCGAAGCTGAGCTGCTGGCTTCGGTGAGGACCAAGATCAGTCAGTTGTATCACCTCGACAGTCAGTATCTGACCGTGGCTGACATTCACAGTCGTTATGCCGAGCTGATGGCGGAGCGCGCCAGAAAGCAGGCAGCATGAGTGACACGATGTTACCCCTTCTGCGCGCAATGCACGATGCTGCCACAGACGCCGAGCGCGCTGAGATCCTTTTGCTCTGCCCGATAGCCATCATGTTGAAATACAGATCGGTTCTGGAAAGTTCGTGTGAACGGCACGGCTTCTCGGCAGGGGCCGAATACCTGGCTTGTTTCTATGCTGCCATGCATCAGACCCGTCACAGGGGAAGCCTGAAAGGTGCAGCCCTCAAGCATGCCGAGGGGCAGTTGCTGCTCATCGCCGGTCAGGTCACGCCATGAGTGCAGAGGCTGTAGAACTCCGAAAGATTCGGGATCGGTTTAAGGCGCTCGACGGCGCGCGCTGGCAGCTTTGCTGTGTGGACAACACGACGTTTGTCGAAGCTAAAACTCGTAATGGCGAATTGATCGAAATCGCGAATTTTCATCCCGTAGCAACGCCGGATGAAATCGATTTTCTGGTCAACGCGCCGGATATGGTCGGGTTTTTGCTGGGGCTTGTCGACCGCGCAATTGCTGCATCACGTAAGACCGCGCCGGTCCAGCAAAAGCAGCGTGTTTCGAAGGACTTCGCGGCGGAAGCTGCCATGAAATGCGATCAGGCTTCCTTCCGGATCTATCTGGAAGAACGGCACGGCGCTGAGGGGCCGCTGACGGCTGATACTGCCGCAGATGCATTGCGCGCCGTCCTGCGCATCAAATCAAGAAAAGAACTAAATAGCGATGCCGCTGCAGCGGATCGGTGGAGCGATTTGCGCGCCGATTTTGAGGCGTGGCTGAGGGTGGGGCAATGACAATATATTCCGACACGGTAAAACCGCTGCGCGTTCTTGTAGCGTGCGAGTTTACCGGCACGGTGCGAAATGCATTTCTCGACGCGGGGCATGATGCATGGTCCTGTGATCTGCTGCCAGCTGAGGACAAAACAAACCGTCATATTGTCGGCGATGCGCGGGATCTGCTGCGCGATGGCTGGGATCTGTTGATCGTCGCGCACCCGCCGTGCACGCGGCTTTGCAATTCCGGAGTGCGTTGGCTGACGGTGCCGCCGCGCGGCAAGACTGTCGAGCAGATCTGGCGCGAGCTGGATGAGGCGGCAGGGCTGTTTTCGACGTTCTGGAACGCGCCCATTCATCGCGTGTGTGTCGAAAACCCTGTCATGCATAAGCATGCCAAAGCGCGGATCACGAACTATGCGCCACCCGCACAGAGTGTCCAGCCATGGCAATTCGGGCATGGCGAGGTCAAGCGGACCTGTTTCTGGCTCCGCAATCTTCCGCCGCTGACTGCGACCGACATTGTCGAGGGCAGGGAGGCGCGCGTGCATCGTATGCCGCCCGGTCCTGACCGTTGGCGCGAGCGCAGCCGATTTTTCACAGGGATAGCAGCCGCAATGGCTGACCAGTGGGGGCGTTTGCCTGCCGCTCAATATCTGGAGGCAGCAGAATGAGCATTGCTGTCATGTCACGCCTTTTCAAAGCCCAGCTAGGGTCGCCGAGCCGTAAGATGCTCGCAATCCGTCTCGCAGATTTCGCGGACGATGACGGGCGCGGTATCTGGCCTACTGTTGGACGGCTTGCGCTTGAAACAGAGCTTTCCGAGCGCACCGTGCAGCGCCTTCTGCGCGACTTCGTTGATGAGGGTTTGCTGATTGTCATCGCCGAGGGTGGCGGGCGACCGGGGCAGGCGACGCGTTATGATTTCGACATGCGGGCACTGGATAAATTGCAGGCGGGAAAACCAGCTTCCGACGGGTGTCATGGTGTCACGGGTGTCATGGTGTCACCCGTGACAACGGAAGCGCCGACGGGTGACATTGACGACGCCGACGGGTGTCACGGTGTCACCCAAACCGTAATAGAACCATTAGATAAACCATTAGGTGAGAGAGCGCGCGAGAGCGAGGACGATGGAAGGGAAAGCCGGAAATCTGTCGAGCGTTCGTTCAAGCGTGGTTTCCACGGTTGGCCTACAGCGATATCCGATAGCGAGCCTGAGGCCTTCCGCGTTTGGCTGTCTCTGACGCCAGAGGAACGTCAAGCCGCAGTCGACGAGGCCGCACGTTACGTGGAGGCTGCAAAGGCAACGGGCCGGAAGCTGGTTTGCTCCTACGCGGTCTATCTTCGCGAAAGACGCTGGGAAAAGCTGCCAGCCAAGGCGGCCGTCGAACAGACCGGATCTGCGCAGGCAGCGCCATTGGGCAAGATGTGGGGTGCAAGGGTCTATGAGCTTTTGCTGAACGGCCCCACCCGTGTTGTTGGCCTGACCCAGATCGAACGTGGCTTGGTGCAGAGTGGGCGCTATTCCGAGGAATATCTGCTGCACGATAAGCAGGCCAAGCAGGCCTTTCCAGCAGTGAATGAGCTTTTCGAGCGTGCAGCCGGTGGGCGCGGTGCGCTTGTTCCAGCTCGCCTGCAGGCGATCAAGGATTTGCTCGTGCAGGTTCGCATTGGCGGCGACGAGTGGAAGGCATGGGCCGATTTCCACAGCCAGCAAGGCTGGCCATGGTTCCCTGATCCCGGCAATGCCGAGTGGGCTTATTTCCCGGCTGGTGGGCCGGACGGTTTGAATGGTTTCGAAATCGCACTGAGGGGATTGGGTGAAAATGATGGCAATTGACGCAAAGCAGATTGCAGACGCTTTCTCCAGACAGCCGACATTCGAGCAGGCCTGCGCTATCGACAAGGTGCTGGCAGAGCGCCGTAGGGTCGCGCGGATGAGGGCTGCGGCAGCGAATCGCGTGGGTGATGATTCTCCATGGCTGGTGCTTCAAGTGGTGTCAGGGCGAGAGATTTCGGTACGTGATGCGCTCAACAGTGAAAATATCGAAGTACTTGTCCCCATGAAAATGGGGCCAGTGGTTCGTCGACAGCATCGAGTCATTCCGGCCAAACAGCAGCCCGTCATGAATGGTTACGTGCTTGTACGCTGTGCGATTTTGAACGAATGCCTTGCTGGTCTGCTGAGCTTCGATCATGTCGTTTCGATCCTTGGCGGATATGAGACACCATTTCTGGTCAGTGCTGAAAAGGTCTTTGTTTTCAGAGCGAAAGCCGAAGATGGCGAGTATGATTACGAGCACTTTCACCGCAAGTTCATTGGCGTTCGGTGGGCCCGCATTACGGATGGTCCATTCGCTGGCAATCGAGCGGAACTGGTCTCAGGCGGCACGAAGGGCAACGGGCTTGTTGTGATCGAGGTTTCACTTTTTGGCAGGCCGGTTGCCATGACAGTGCCTATTGCAATTCTCGAACCGTTGTGAGTGTAATCACCTCACGGGATGATCCGGTATGAATAGTGAACCTCAATACACCGTAAAACGTGGGGACTAGTTCCTGAGGTGGTCGCGCTCGGACCCCGCCCTGACTGCCAGAACGGCAGCAATCGATTCAGGGCCAGTGCGTAAGCTATGTCCAAACTTCACCGAACGATGAGCGCCTGTTGGCGCTCTTTTCGTTTGTACTAAGGATAAACGGTTTTGTTGAAAGGTCGGGCAATGATCAGAACCATCGACAATCGGCTGTTTGTCCTGATCGCCCTGTTGCTGGTCATCTTCGCGCTGAGTGGATGCGCAAAGCGTTTCTGCACCATGGATGACTATTTCAGCAGCAGTGCCTGCAAGTGACGTGGAATTGCTACCATGGCAACGATCACAGCACATTGGGCTGACAAGCACCTTTCGCTATTCGGAACAAGGATCGCGGTTCTCAATTCGCGCTTTCCAACGGTGCTACCGCGTATCGTTAATCAGGTGGGCAACCGGGCAAAGACACAGGTCATTCGAAACCTGACCAAGCAAACGGGACTGGCGCGCAAGACAATCGTCAAGGCGGTCGGGGATCCGGGCGTTGCTCGACCGGGCAAGCTTTCCTACGAAATGGTGACACGAGGCGGCGATATTCGCCTGAAATATCTTTCGCCTCGTGAATTACGTGCAGGCGTTTCCGCAAAGCCATTTGGTCAGCGGAAGTTGTTTGCGGGATCGTTTCTGAAAGGCGGGCGCTTTCCTGGTCGTGTCAACGTTCCAAAGTTTTACGGCCATGCTTTCCATAGGCTGAACAAGTCTGGAACCAAGATCACCTACACCCGGTCGGGCGTGTTCATCCCGGTGGAAATGACCAAGGGCGCAACGAAATCGGCATTTGAGAGAACAGCGGCACCATTGCTGCAACAGCGCGTCGATGCCGCAATCAAGAAGTTACTGCCCTAGAGATCGGGCGAGCGCGCCTTCGACCGATGAGCGGATCGAGGGGCGGGCGCACCCGACCGACCGATCCTGACCCCATCCCCCCCTCCATTGGGTCCTTTTCCGGGCCTATCACCGGAGCGGGTAAGCGCGACTGCGGGATTTCGGTCTCTGTGAATTTTTACAGGGGGATTCCACCGCCCTTTGAATGGAATCGGAATCACATGGCCAAAGGGTATTCAGACGAGCTGCGCCAGCAGGTCATAGCCTTCATTGAGGAAGGCCATACCGTCCGGCAGGCAGCGGAAAAGTTCAATGTCAGCCCCAGCTTTGCTGCCAAATCGCACAAGAAGCACGTCGATCAGGTAACGCAGCCGCTTTTGCCGGATCAAGAGCCGGTCGGGGGTGACGAAAAACCTGAAAACGATGCCGAGATAACTGCGGCAGATCTCGCAGAGATCCTTGGTGTTTCGAAGCGGGCAATATCCGACTACGTCGAGCGTGGAATCATCGTGAAGACAGGTCGGAATCGCTTCGACCTGCGCAAATCAGTCCAGCTCTACTGCGAGCATCTGCGCGGCATTGCGGCAGGTCGCGGCGGCGACAATGTCGACGCGCTCTCAACCGAACGTGCCCGACTGGCACGCGAGCAAGCCGACCAGGCAGCAATGCGCAACGCAGCAATGCGCAAGGAACTGGTCCCGATTGCCGAGGTTCGCAACGAATGGGTGTCGATAGCCCGACGGGTTCGAAACGTCATGATGGCGGTTCCATCCAGATGCCGCCAGATGCTGCCCCACCTTACCACTTTCGATGTCGACCTGATCGACGAGGAAATTCGCACAGCACTTACAGAGCTTGGTGAGAAGGACGATGACGACGGCTCTGGCGATCACGCGGCGGGCAGTTTGGGAAGCCCTGACGCCGCCACCGAAACTGAAGCTCTCGGATTGGATTGAGCAGACAGTTTATCTCCCGGAGGGTGTATCGTCGCTGACGGGTCGGGTGAGGCTCTGGCCACCGCAGCGCGAGATTGCAGACGCTATCGGTGACAGCGCGCTTGAGCGTGTCACACTGGTGAAGCCGGTGCGCGTCGGCTTCACGACGCTTCTGACGAGCGCGATGGCCAGTTTCTGTTCGAACGATCCGTCGCCGATCCTTTCACTCCTGCCGACTGAGGCCGACTGCCGCGACTATATGGTTTCGGATGTCGAGCCGATCTTTGATGCGTCACCTGCACTCAACGGATTGTTGACCGGTGATGTCGATGAGGGCGGCAGAAACACTCTGCTTTCCCGGCGCTTTCCGGGTGGCTTTCTGAAAGTCATTGCGGCAAAGGCACCCCGCAACCTGCGCCGCCATAATGTTCGTATCCTGTTTATCGACGAAGCGGATGGCATGTCGGCGACGAAGGAAGGTTCGCCGATCCTGCTCGCCGAGCGCCGCACCCTGTCGTTTGCGGATCGCAAGATCGTCATGGGGTCGACGCCGGTTTATGAGGAAACCAGCCATGTGCTGCAATCCTATGAGCAATCGGACAAGCGAATTTATGAAGTGCCTTGCCCTGAGTGCGGGCACTTCCATGAGATCCAGTGGTCAGACATTCAGTGGCCGGATGGTGAGCCGGAGAAAGCTTACTATGTTTGCCGGGAATGCGGCTCGGTTATCGATGAGCGCCACAAGCCCGGCATGGTTGCGAATGGCCGCTGGCGTGCGCTGAGGCCAGAAGTAAAGGACCATGCAGGGTTTCGGATGAACGCCCTGATTTCGCTGCTACCGAATGCATCTTGGGGCCGATTGGCGAAAGAGTTTGTCGGTGCGAAGAATGATCCGTCGAAGCTTCAGACCTTCATCAACACGATCCTTGCGCAGGGCTGGAAGGAAAACACCGACGAGCTGGATGATATCGAGCTTGCAAGCCGCGCCGAAGATTTCAGCCTCGTTGCGGAAACTCCAGACGATGACGATGCGACGGCCACGACCGGCATCCCTGTTCAGGTTCTCATCATCACCGCAGGCGTCGACGTGCAGGATGATCGATTGGAAATCACCTTCATTGGCTGGGACAAAGAGGGGATCCCTTACGCCCTCGGACATGAGGTGATCTGGGGCCGATATGACGATCACACGACCTGGTCGGAATTGGATGTCGCGCTCGGTACGCAATGGGATCATCCGCTCGGAGGCAAGATCAAGGTTGATGCCACCTGCATCGACAGCTCGGACGGCGAAACGATGGAAACTGTCTATCGTTATGCATTCCCACGGTTTCGCAGGCGCGTCTTTGCGATCAAGGGCGTCGGCGGCAACAGACCCTGGATTGAGAAATCCAAGTCGACCGTGAAGGGTGGCAAGCTTTTCATCGTCGGCGTCGACGGCATCAAGAGCCACATTTTCGGTCGGCTGGCTCGTGCCAGTTCCATGCGCTTCTCGAAATCTCTGCCTGATGTCTGGTTTGAACAACTCGTGGGCGAGCAGCTGGTAGTCAAATATTCGCGTGGTCAAACGGTTCGGCAATTCGTGCCGGTGCCGGGTCGACGACACGAAGCGCTCGACTGCACGGTTTATGCCTTCGCCGCTCGGCAGATGGTGAACGCGAACTGGGCACATCGTGAGGGTGAGCTGTCGACACCGCCAGAAATCAAGCCAGCTTCGAAGTTACCAGAAATTGCCTCTTCCGATTGGCTTTAACCAGAATGCAACGGCTCCGCTTAGGGGCCATCTGTTTGGAGAACGACTATGTTCGGCAAATTATTGCGTGCTGCATACGACACTGCAACCCTGCCGGTCGCTGTTGCTGCTGATTTCGTGACTATTGGTGGCGCTCTCACTGATCGTGATGAGCCATACACAGTCGAAAAAGCAAAGCGGATCGTCGATGACGTGCTCACCGCTGGCGATGATCTGGCGGAGTGAGGGTTCCGATGGCTTCAATTGACGATCAGATTGCAGCGCTTGAGGAAGCCATTCTTACGGGCGCGAAAAAAGTCATCTTCCACTCAGGCGGCACCCGCCGTGAGGTGGAATATCATTCCTTGAAAGATATGCGGGAAGCACTTGCGGATCTTCGGGCCCGTAAATCGCGCGGTCCTCGCACCATTCTGGCGGCATTAGATTAATGGGCATCGGGAACATTCTTGATAAGGCCATCGGCTATGTGTCGCCGGAGGCAGGCTTGCGCCGTGTTCGACACCGGGCTGCAATGGAGATTGTCCAGCGCAGCTATTCCGGTGCGGAAACCAGTCGCTTGAAATCCGGTCGTCGCGCGAAATCGACATCGGCAGATGCCGAGATCGCTCGCGCCGGTCGCAAGCTCCGCGACCGTATGCGGGATCTGGTCCGCAACAATCCCTATGCGGCGAAAGCAGTCTCCGAACTGGTCAGCCATGCCATCGGCGATGGCATCATTCCGCGCTCGAAAAACAAGGAAGCAATCAAACTGTTCCAGGAGTGGAGCAAGGTTTGCGATGCTGATGGCGATCTCGACTTCAACGGCATCGTTGCCCTGACAGTTCGGGAGATGTTTGAAAGTGGCGACGGCATAGTACGCCGCCGCCGCCGTAGGCTGGAAGATGGACTGCCTGTGCCATTGCAATTGCAGGTCGTTGAATCTGACCTGCTCGATAGTACCAAAGAGGGCGTGCTGTCCGGTGGCGGCAAAGCAATTCAGGGGATCGAGTTCGACGCAATTGGCCGAAAGCGCGCCTACTGGATGTTTGGATTTCACCCCGGAAACAGCTTTTTCGATCCGCAATCGACCATCGTTTCGAAGCCAGTTCCGGCAGCTGATATTGCGCATGTCTTCGAAAAACAGCGCACGCAGGTCAGGGGCGTTCCATGGGGAACGCCAGCAATGGACGATACATTCGACCTTGCCGAGTATGAGCAGTCAGAGCTTGTCAGAAAGCGCCTTGAGTCCTGCATTGTCGGAGTGATGACCGGCGGTGACATAGACGACACGATAGGCATGCCGCTGACCGGCAAGGATGGTGATGCGACAACACCGGGCATTTACAATGTGCACGGGCAGCGTGTCGAAAAGTTCACGCCGGGCATGTTCTACAATGCGGTCGGCGGTCGAGATATGAAATTCTCACAGCCCGCCGTAACCGACAGCTACGATCCTTATAAAGCTTCGATGCTGCATACTATCGCAGCTGGCTGGCGCGTTCCTTATGCGCTCATGACTGGTCGGCTCGACAAGGTCAATTACTCGTCGAGCAAGATCGGCCTGGAAGGCTTCCGGCGCATGATCTCAATGCTGCAATGGCAGGTCATCATACCGATGCTGTTGCAGCCGATGTGGGACTGGTTCTGTGAAGCTGCCTATCTCGCCGGTAAGATCAGCACTCCCACTGTGGCTGTCGAATGGTCGCCGCCGCGATTTTACTCGGCGGACCCGCTGAAGGATGTGAACGCCAGGATCAAGGAAGTTCGGGCCGGTTTCCGCTCGCTCTCATCGGCAATTGCCGAGACTGGCGAGAACACCGATGACGTTCTGGACGAAATCCAGTTGGACAATGCCAAGCTCGACAAGCGCGGCATTATCCTCGACAGCGATCCGCGCCGCATATCGCAGGCCGGTCAAGTCCAGCAGCCCGTCGATACCGACGATCCTCCTGAGAAGGACGAAAACGATGACGAAACTTAACCTGCGCAAAATGCCGGACAGTCTGCCCATGCAGATGCAGGAAGTCCGGCTGTTGCCTTCCGGAGTCGATACAGAAACGCGAACGCTGGATCTGGTTTGGACTACTGGCGCAACGGTTCGCCGTCGCCGTTATGTCGGCTGGGATACGGTTGTTCCGTTCGACGAGATCCTGCTTGTCAGCGACAAGGCAATCGACCTGTCGCGGATGAATGCCGGTGCGCCGGTTCTGGATAGTCATTCCGTCTGGTCGACCTTTTCGCAGGTCGCAGTTGTCGAACGGGCGTGGGTTGACGGCGGTGAAGGTAAAGCCAAGGTCCGTTTTCCAAAAGCCGGTATCGATGAGCGCGCCGACCGCATGTTCGGCCTTGTATCCGATGGCATCATCAAAAATGTGTCGGTCGGCTATTCAATCGACAAGATCCGTATCGAGGAAGCCCAGAAAAAGGGCGAAGTCGAAAAGGTGTTCGTCGAGCGTTGGACGCCGAACGAAATTTCGTTCGTGACGGTTCCGGCGGATCCTGGTGCGCAGGTCCGCAATCACGCGGATACATTCCCACTCTTGGTCGACCGCAAGCCCGTCTCTACGTTTGCGGCATCAGCGCGGATGAGAATGGCGGAAGCCGTCCGCCGCCTCGCTTAATTCAGCAATCATCCATTTCCAGTTTGCCGCCTGCAATTCTCCGGGGTTGCAGGGCGACGGCGCTTGTTCTGCCCGGTACATAGAAGGAAACGCACACCATGAAAAAGGGTGCTTACATTTTCGCGACCGTCGCCGCATTTTTCTGCGTCGGTCTGGCAATGGCGTTGTTCGCCGCAGATCCATCGCATGCAGCATCCCTCGATTATCGTGCTTTCGTACAGCCTGACGGAATGCACCTGATCGGTGCCAACGTTGCCTTGCTGGGCTTGCGTTCCAAGCTGAAAGAAATCACCGACCGTGCGGAAGACACGCGCGCTCGCATTACTGATGATCTTGATGCAGATGCGGTTCGGGCAATCGAGCAGGAACATGCCGCCATTCTGGCTGAAGCCGATCAGGTCCGTTCGGATATAACCCGGATGGAAAATGAACAGCGCAACGCGCCGCCTGTCGATCAGTCTGTCCAAACAGCGGTTGAAGCGGGCGTTCGAGCAGAGCGTGAACGTTCCAGCACGATTGAAGATCTGGCCACCCGTTCGGGTTTCCCGGATCTTGGTCGTGAGCATGTTCGCTCCGGAACGACGGTCGAACAGTTCCGCAGCCTGCTTCTTGATCACATGGTCTCGAATGAGCGCCAGAGCCCGACCGACAGCCGCGTGCGTGTCGATGTGGTTCACGATGAGGCGGTCACGCGTCGATCCGCCCAGATCGAGGCGCTGGCATACGGTCTCGGAGCCCCAACGCCGCAGGCTGGTCCTTCTGCAGCTGCTCGTCAGTATATGGGAATGGGTCTTGTCGATCTCGCTGCAGAGAGCGTCAACTATCGCGGTCGCCGCATGATGAATGCCCGCGACATCGACGATGTGTTTACGCGCGCTTCGCATTCGACCTCGGATTTTCCGGCGATCTTCGAAGGTGCCGTCAACCGGACTCTCGAACAGCGTTATGCACTTGCCCAGCCGACGTTCCGACGATTTTCGCGCCAGCGCAACTTCCGTGACTTCCGCCCCGACACCACCGTCAAGGTTGGTGATTTCCCGCTCCTGAAAAAGGTGCTGGAAAACGGCGAGATCAAATATGGCTCGTTCGGGGAAGGCAAGGAGCAGGTGCAGGCGTTTAGCTACGCCATCGCACTGAACATCAGTCGCCAGATGCTGATCAATGACGATCTGGGCGCAATCTCGGAACTGCTGACAAGCTATGGTGGGTCTGTCGCATTGTTCGAGGAAGTCACTTTCTATGCGAGTGCCTTTAACGGAAACCTCGCGGACGGAAAGCCTGTCTTCCACGCGGATCACAAGAACCTTGCCGGTACGCCGTCAGCGATTACCGTCGACAGTGTCGGTGATGGCCGAAAGGCGATGAGCAAGCAAAAGAGCCTGGACGGCAATCCGTTGCTGTCGAATGCAGCTCGTATCATGCTGGTCGGACCAGATAAGCTGACCGAAGCCGAAAAGCTTCTCGCCTCAATCACGCCTGCGACGGTTTCCACCGTCAATATCTTCTCCGGCAAGTTCGAGTTGATCGAATCGAACCAGATCCAGGGTAACGAGTGGCATCTGTTCGGCGAACCCTCCGCAGGCTCGAACTATCGCTGGGGTTATCTCGAAGGCTACGAGGCTCCCCGCGTGCGCATGGATGAACCGTTCGGACGGCAGGGTTTCAGCATGTCTGTTGAACACGACTTCGGCTGTGGCGCGACCGACTCTCGCTTTGGCTACAAGAACGCCGGGGCCTGATCGAAATAGGGCGGGTCATTTAGATCCGCCATCCTTTCCGCTCTGATCCTTCATAAGGAAGAACTCCCATGAAAAATTATATCCAGCCCGGTGATAGCATCACCGTTCCGGCTCCGGCTGACGTGAAGTCTGGCGATCTGGTTGTTGTCGGCGATCTGTTCGGCGTTGCCCAGTTCTCGTCAGCTTCCGGCGATCCAGTCGAAATCGCAACAAAGGGCGTCTTCGGGTTGCCGAAGGTTTCCGCGCAAGCGTGGGCCGTGGGTGCCAAGGTCTACTACGTTGCTGCTGACAAGAATATCTCGACGACAGCGACCGGCAATACCTTCATCGGTCACGCCACCGAGGTGGCGGCAAACCCGTCAGACTTCGGCGCGGTGCGACTTTCGGTATAAGCGACATGGCGAACTGGCGAAAACTGGAAGCTATGGTCGATCAAAAGATGGCGCGTAGCTACGGCGAGTCGGTTCGCCTGTCCTTCTTGAAAGGGCAGGTTGCCGATTCTGACCGGCAGATGATTGAGATCGATGCGATCCTGCACGTCGGCGGTGACGACTCCCATGCGCCTGGTCCTACTGGGACTTATCGGTCTCGCCTGTCGCTTGGCGAGGCAGAGCTGTTTCTGGATCGTTCAACTTATACCGGTCCTGATCCGAGAGTTGGTGACAAGGTCCGCGCAAATGATCGGGCGGGCAAGCCATGGTTCGAAGTCGCCGCGATCTCGGATCGATATAGCAATCTCATCGTTTTGAAATTGGGGCAGATCTGATGTCAGTTGGTCGTATTGCGCTTCGGATCGCGACAATCGGTGCCCTGAAAGGTGCTACGTCTGTCGGCGTGAATGTTCTCGACAGTGAAATTGGATCGATTGACGTGGCGGCTGATGAGAGCCTACGCACCAATCAGGAAATGCCCTTTATCTCGGTCTATACCGATGGATCGAAGGTGGAAGATCTAAGCGGCGCGCGACGGCTCTGGCAGAACGGGCTTACTGAACTTCTGATCGAAACCGGCATTGCGGCTTCAATGACAGAAACAGATCAGGAAACCGGCGAGAGCACCATCATCGGTGGAATACCCGCCACCGATTCCGCGTTTGAGCTTTTCCTTGATGTGGTGGATCGAGAGTCTATCGCCGCGTTGATGGATCCTGACAATCCATGGGCCGAGATCTGGCGGACGCTTGTTCGGGATGTCGTCAAGGTTGAGCGCAGGCGAACCGCTGATGCGGAAACTGGCACCCGTATGGCAGCGCATCAGCAGAGCATCTCCTGTGATTTATTGCCGGATCCAGTTTTCGGCGAGCCGGTTGCGGCGACTTCTGTCTGGCAGAAGCTGCTCGATCAGATGGAAGCGGTACAACATCCGTATTTGCAGAAACTACAAGAGTTGATGGGAATGTCCGTCACCCAGCGGAATTCAATAGAGCAGCGCCGACGGTTTGGTTTCACGCTGGATGAGGCGAGGGCGCTTTGTGATGTGCCTCCGCTCGCAGCGGAAGCGACAGAGCCGGACATTTCGCGGATCGATTTCGAGAAAATCTGATGGCTGACAATCTCGCTGATATTCTCGTCGAGCTGCAGCGCCGACTGTTTGAGGTCGAGCGTCGCCTCGCCAATCATCGTCGAACCGGCGTCATCGACGAAATCGACCATGGCAAGGGTGTAGCCCGTGTGAAAATCGAAGGCGGCGAGCAACCTTTCCGAACCGGCTGGATCCCATGGAAGGAAATCGCAGCTGGTGGGATCTCGACCCATATCCCGCCAACTGTTGGACAGCAGGTTGATGTCATGTCGGAAAGCGGTGACCTGACTGACGGCGTCATTGATTTCTCGACACATTCGAACGCGAACCCACGCCCGCATAACGGGCCCGACGCTGTTATCGTCAAGGGTGAGGTGCGCTTCTTCATCAGCGACGACACTGTCACGATTGATGCGGCAAATATCACCTTTACCGCCTCCAACGGAAATCTCGCCTGATGCCACTGATCGTTCGTCTCGGTGATACCTCCAGTCATGGCGGCATCGTAATTTCGTCTGCAGACAAGTGGATCTGCGAAGGAAAGCTTATCGCCAGAAAAGGTGATCTCCATTCCTGCCCCATTCCCGGTCATGGCGTAACGCCAATTGTGTCGGGATCATCAAAATTCATTTGCGAGGGCGATCCCGTGGCGCGAACCGGCGACACGACGGGTTGCGGCGCAAGTCTCATTTCTGGCGCGACCAAGTGGTCGTGCGACTGACCAAAGGAGAATAGGCGATGAAAATCATCGTGAAGGAAAGCGGCTTTTACGGCGGCACCTATTACATTGCCAAAGCCGCTGAGCAGGAAATGCCGGATGCTGTGGCCGTGCAATTCATGGCTCCTTACGGGCATCAGCTGGAAAAGCCGTCCGACCGGCAAAAGGCTGTGCGCGCGGTCAAGGAATAGGCCATGTCGTCGCTCGGCTTTTCGAACGCGGATGGTTCTCTGCTGACAGGCTTTGACCATGTTCGGCAGTCGATTGAGGTCATCCTGACAACGCCAGTTGGATCTCGCGTGATGCGTCGGGACTTCGGTTCTGAGTTGATGGATCTGATCGATAGACCCATCAATGATCGTGTCATTCTCGGCATCTATTCGGCCTGCGCCATGGCGATTGCGAAATGGGAGCCGCGCTTTGCGGTAACTGGCATAAACATCGGAGACCTGACCGAACAGGGCGTCATCGATCTCCAGATAAGCGGTGTCTATTACCCGAACGGTCACAAGGGAGATTTTTCCGTGACCGAAGGTGAGAACTCCACGAACATCACAATAGCAAGGACTATGTCATGAGCCGCTTTGTTGCGCCGAACCTGGCTGACCTTGGTGATGTTCCAAGTGTCGTCGCGGTGGATTTTGAGGAGATCAAAGCCTCACGCGATGAATTTCTGATTGCTGCTCTAGACCGGTTCGGCGTCGTCTACGATGTTGCGAAGCTTGAAACCGATCCCATGGTCATCGCCTTTTCAGAGGGTGGCGGCTATCAGGAAATGAAGTTTCGCCAGCGTGTCAATGAAGCCATCCGCGCCCTGTCTCTCGCGACAGCCATCGGCGGCGATCTCGACCATATCGCAGCGACCTATGCCGGCATATCGCGTCTTGTCTATGACAACACCGAGAACGATCAGCCGGAAAACTCGCAGTGGGATGAGGCGCTTGGCAAGTGGGTCGAGCTGGATGATATATTCCGCTCCCGGATATTGCTTGCTTTCGAAGCGTTCTCAACCGCAGGCCCCGAAGGCGCGTATGCCTTTCACGCTCTGGAGCTGGATGGTACGCGGGATATTGCCGATGTTGCCGTATATTCCGAGGAAGATGCCGCAACTTATACCGATGGGCTTCATGCAGACGCCTATTCAATGGGCCTGATCCCGAATCCATTTTCCGGTCGGGCTAATGGCGATCCGGTGCTTGCGCCCGAAATTCTCGTCGTGATCTTGCCGACCGTCTCCTATGGGCCGACAGACCAGCCGTTGTTGAACCGGGCTTTCGAAGCGGTGACCCCGAAGGATGTTCGGCCAATTGGCGATAATGTTCGCATCGAACCTGCGACGGTTACCGCCTACGATATCGAGGTCACACTTTATTATGCACCTGGCGTCGACGTATCGGCGATGGCGGCGGAAGCGAAAAAGCGGCTGACTGCCTATGCTGCGTCCCGCCGTCGTATCGGTTTGGCTGTCCAGCGCGAGGTTATTGGCGGTCGCGCGGCGGTTGACGACAACGTCACTGTGGAAGTTGGTTTACCTGCTTCTGATATCGAACCGGGTTCGAAAGGCGTCGGGCAAGTCGGCTCGATCACGGTCAATACGGTTCAAACGCAAGGATCGTGGCAATGACGGCAGATGAAGCCATACAGGCAGTTGCCGATCTTGCCCGTTCTATACTCCCTGCACGTTCCTCGCCACTCACTGTCGCATTGCTCGCTGCTGAACTGGCACGGATTGCGACGGTTGATCCCACCGTCATTGCGACGATCTGGAATCCGGCGACCTGCCCGAAAGCCCTGCTGCCATATCTGGCTATGGGTGTGTCGGTGGATGTCTGGTCTGCTGATTGGCCCGAAGCGCAACAGCGCAGGGTTATTGCCGCCTCGCCAATGGTGCATCGGCTCAAGGGCACACGTGGCGCTGTCGAGCGGGCGCTTGCGGCATTTGAGCTGGAAACCCGTATTATCGAGTGGTGGGAGGACGGTTCCCGGCGCGGTACATTTCGCGTCGAGATCCTTTATCGCAATGGCAGTCCGGTTTTCGATCTGGAAACGCAAGCGGCGGCTATTGCATCCGTTGACGCCGCCAAGCCGAAATCCCGTGTCTTTGGAACGCGAGCGGTGGTTCAGGCGCGCGGGACCTCATATCTCAGTGCATTTCCGCGAACCAATCTTATTGCGGTCGCACATCCCTTCGTATTCCAACCGCCCGTCCTGAGGGCATCCAGTTTCATTGCTGGCGCGCCTTGCGCGTTCCTGTCAGCCACAGCTCACTACAAGGTCTAATATTATGGCTCAAAATACGTTCGCTTTGATGACGAACCTTGGTCGGGCAAAAGAGGCAGCAGCGATTGCCAACGGTACCGCTGTTGTCGTTACGCATATTGCAATCGGCGATGGGGTGACTGTGCCGTCGGGCGGTGAAACCGCCTTGTATAATGAGATCGCACGCAAGGCTATCTCAGGTCACGGTACAGTTGTTGGAGCTTCGAATGTCGCTTATTTCGATATTTTCCTGGAAGCTGCCGAGGGGCCGTACACCATCCGCGAGGCGGGCCTTATCGATCAGGATGGAGATCTCATTGCCATTGCGCGTTATGACCCTCCGATCAGCAAGCCTATTCCCTCAAGCGGACAAACGGTGGAAGGCACGATCCGGCTAGAAATAGCCTTCTCGAACATCGCAGCGATTACTATCGTAGTCGATCCGTCGTTCAAGGTTGCATTGCAGCGGATCAATCGCCTGCCATGGTTGCCGATTGTATCTATGACAACTGCAGCTCCGCCAGCTTCCCCCTCAGTTGGGGATGTTTACTTGATCCCGACAGGCGCGAGTGGCGCGTGGGTCGGTCAGTCTGGCAAGATTGCGGAATATACGTCGGCGGGGTGGGGGATAATTTCTCCCCCGGATGGCCACGGTGTAAGCCTGCCTGACGGTCGGATTTTCGAACGTGTCAGCGGTGTCTACGTTGAAAAGCCAGCGCTCGACGTGCAGTCCGGCAAATGGGTTTATGCAGAAGCATCTGGCACAGCAAACGTACTGACGGCAGCGCTAACACCTGTTCCGCTGGCTCTTGTGCCCGGAATGATGGTCCGATTGAAGATTGCGACCACGAACACAGGTGCTGCGACGCTCAATGTCAACGGACTCGGTGCCAAGCCAATCTCGACATTGAAGGGCAATCCACTGGGATTCGGCGATCTGCCTGGTGGGTCTGTCGTCTCGATGATTTACACGGGTGTCGCATGGACTATCGCGAGCCTGACCTATTCCGAAGTTCCGCAACTCTATTCGCAGGACTTTACGCTTTACGTCCGCACGGATGGCAATGACAGTAATGACGGCAGTGCAAACACGGCTGCTGCTGCCTTCAAGACAATCGACGCCGCTCTTGCCTACGGCCTGAATAGATTTTTCATCGTGGCTGGCAAGTCCCTCATCATTCAGCTTGGAATTCCAGGAACCTATGCTCCGCCAAACACCTATACCGTATCATCGTCCCCCATCATAATTCGAGGCGATCCCGCAAATATTGCAGGTTATATCCTGTCAGGACCGGGGCCGGCGGGTGGTGGTAGCGCGGTCATTTCTCCATACAATTCAACGCTCACATTGTCTGGCGTGACCGTCCAGAATACGGGTTCGATCAACGTCACTTTCACAGCTGGCAATGGCTACAAGCTCTCGCTGAACAACGTCATCGCCTCGGGCACCGGCACGCCCTCGGCGGTATTTAGACCGGTCGAAGGTGGCCGCATCAGCATTGGTTCGAACGTCACCATTAGCCAGTCCGCCACGCAGTTGTTTTCGATTTCGGGCGGCGCGATCACACTCAATGCCAACCTGACAATCAGCGGTACGCCAACTTACACCACGACAATCGATGCGCGGTACATGGGAACTTTCGAGCGCTCTGCCGTGACGATGCCAGTCATCGTGGGACTAGCCAACGGTCAGAGATTCTATGTCGGCACAAACAGCGTGATCAACACCTATGGCGGCGGGAATGTCTTCTTTCCCGGTAGCACAGCAGGCGCGACCGACACGGCAACTGGAGGCGTTTATGTTTGATTTGCTTAACTGGTACTGGCTTCATGCTGACGGTCGCATTTATGCGTCCGCGCGACAGGCGATTATAGACGAAAAAGACGCCGCCTATGTCGCTTGGCGTAAGGCCGGAAACTATCCGACGCCATGGCCGCTCGATGAAGGCGGCGAACAGAGCGATGCTGCCCTTCAAGAGGTGCTTGGCTCGCGCCGCATGTACTTCGATCTCAGTGCGATCAAAGGCGATTTGAAGGCGGCAGTTGATCAATCGGCTGAATCCGAGCGCCTCAAATATATTACACCCGGTGCTGGTCAGGCTATGACCTACCAGCAAAAGGTCGATGAAGCGCGCGCCTTTAAGGTTGCAACCAATCCAAAAGCAGCGGATTACCCGCTACTGTCATCGGAAGTCGGCATCACTGCTGAAACTCTCACTGAAGTCGCAGACATCGTTCTTACGGCTTTTGCGCAGTGGCAACAGATTGGCGCTGCGATTGAAACCGTGCGCCTTGGTGCGAAACGCGATGTTGACGCTGCCGCTGATGAAGCGGCAGCGCGAGCCATTGTTGATGAAATAGAGTGGCCGCAACCGGCTCTCTGATTACCCCCTGAAAACCTGACCCGCAGAGGTCGCAATCCAAGGAGTGCCGCAATGGCATCTGTGTCCTTTCACCATGGCACGCGTGTATTCGAGAGTGCTGAAACCCCACTTTTGGTGCGCATTGCACGCACAGCTGTTATCGGCTTGATCGGCACCGCGCCTGATGCTGACCTGCTGGCCTTCCCGTTGAACAAGCCTGTGCAGATACTCCGCGTTCAGGATGCTGCAACGCTCGGCAACGCCGGTACGCTCAAATCAGCAATCGACAGCATATTCGATCAGGTCGGCTGTCCAATTGTTGTTGTTCGTGTCGAGGAAGGCGAGACGACTGCCGAAACCTGGTCGAACCTGATCGGAGACCAGACTGCCTTCACCGGCGTGCATGCCTTCCGGCGCGCATCGTCCGACGGTCTCTATAAGCCGAAATTGCTCATTGCCCCCGGTTTCACTCAGACCTCGCCCGCCGACGGCATTGCATCGATCAATGTGACCGCAGGCGGAACCGGTTATGATGCTGCCACGACGACGGTCGCAGTCACAGGGACAGGATCCGGTGCAGTCGCAGAGGCTGTTGTTGCCGAAGGCGCGATCACCGCGATCATCGTTCGCAAGGCTGGCTACGGCTATACCGGAACGCCGGGGGTAACAATCACCGGCAAGGCTGGCTCCAAGGATGCGACCGCAACCGCCAATGTCGGTTCTGTTATGAACCCGGTGGTTGCCGAGCTGATGGGTGTGGCGGAAAAGCTGAAAGCCGTTGCTTATGTCGACGGACCGGACACGACGGATCAGGCGGCAGTGCAGTATCGCGGGCTGATTAATTCGGGGCGTATCGCGATTTGCGATCCGAAAGTCTTGAAGTACGACACGGAACTTGATGCCAATGTACCGGCCCCATCCTCGCCGATCTTCGCCGCCAAGCAAGCGAAAATGGATCTGGAGCAGGGTTTCTGGTGGTCGGGTTCGAATGTCGGTATCTCCGGTATCGTCGGCGTCAATCGTCCTATCGAGTATGGCGACCAGTCGAACTACCTCAACGAAAACCGGGTCAACACTATCGTCAATATCGATAATACCGGCTTCCGGCTCTGGGGTGTCTGGACCTGTGCTGCAGAACTTCTCTGGCAGTTCATTTCCGTTCGGCGCACCGCCGATGCTATCAATGAAGCACTGGAAAAAGCTTATCTCGAATTTGTCGACAAGCCGTTCTCCCGCGCCAATCTGAAATTCATGGTCGAGGGCGGGCGGGCTTTCCTCCGGCAGATGGAAGCCGAAGGCGCAATTTTGCCTGGTCATGATTGCTGGCTGCTGGATACGAACACCGACAACGATATGGCGCAAGGCATCATCAAGCTTGGTGTGAAGTTCGAACCCCCTGCGCCGATGGTCGATATTCGTATCACTGCATATCGCAACATTGCGAGCTATACGCTGCTGCTCAACCAGGTTGCGCAGGAAATCACTTCCGGATCGGCTGGCTAACTGCCAGCCCTTTCCGCTCTAATTCTCCCACTTCAACATCATTAAGGGGTTAGGCTCATGTCTGACATGCCGCGTTATATCCTGCGGAACTGCACCATTTTTGCAGACCGCGTTTCGAAGATCGGGCAGGCAAGCGAGATCACGCTGCCAGTACCGACGGAAAAGGTCGAGGAGCTGCGCAACGCCGGTATGGTGCTGCCGATTGATGTCCCTATGGGGTATGAAAAGATGGAGGCAAGTTTCAAGCTCTCCGGCTTTGACCCGCAGGTTATCACTTTGTTCGGCTTGGAGGTCGGTTCCGAACGCGAGTTCATGGTGACGGGTGCGCTCGTTCATGAGGACGGCACCGTAGTCAATGCCACCGCCTATATTCGCGGTCGCCTCATCAAGAACGATCATGGTGCCTGGAAGCCGGGTGACATGGCCGAGAACGATTTCTCGATCACGCTTCGCTATTACAAGCTGGAAGTTGAAGGGGCCACCCTGATCGAAATGACGCCGTTTGATGTGTCCATCGGGGGCACGTCGCGCACTCAATCCATCCGCAGCGCGCTTCTCGCGTAATGCTTGCCAGTTCGACGAGGATCGACAATGCCTGAACCTGTAAAAGTGAAGCTCTCGACGACATACAAGCTTGCTGGCGTCGAGACCGATGAAATCACCATTCGCGAACCAAAGGTCGCGGATCTCATCACGGTCGAGAGTGTCTCTAATGGCGGCGGTAACAATGCCGTGCTGACATTGCTGATTGCCCAGCTCTCCGGCGCAACTCAGCCAGAAATCGCACAATTCTCCCTCGGCGATTACAAGAGGTGCAGCAAGATCGTCACCCCTTTCTTGATCGAGGCGAGCGCGGATGGCGACGTCTGACCATCTGGCTTAGCCAGAACCTATACACCCCGATATCGACGTTTCTGGAAATGACGCCGCAGGAAGTCTTGCTGTGGCGTGATGAGGCCGTCGATCTGATGAAAGCAAAGAGAAAATAATGGCTGTCCTGAGTTCCAAGCTTGTTGTCTCGCTCGTCGATCAGATCACCGGTCCAGCTCGCGGTGTGGCTGCTGCGCTTGACGGTCTCAACCGTCGTGCCAGCAGAACCACGTCCGCGATCATGGGGGCGGGCGGCGGCTTTTCCGTCGGGGCTTTGGCTCGCAATCTTGTCGCCATCGGTGCGGGTTATATCGGCGTTCGTGAGGGCATCGGCGGCACCGTCGGCGCTGCCATGAAATTCGAGGAAGCTTTCGCCGATGTTCGCAAGGTCGTCGACGGCACGCCTGCACAATTGTCAGTCGTTCGATCCGAGATCCTTGGTCTGTCCAAGGAACTCCCGGTCACTGCTGATGGACTTGCATCGATCTATGCTGCTGCCGGTCAATCTGGTGTTGCCTTGCAGGAACTGACAAAGTTCTCGGAAATGGCGGCAAAGGTCAGTGTGGCGTGGGATACGTCGCAGGGGGAAACCGGCGACGCGTTGGCAAAGATCAAAACCCAGCTCGGTTTCAACGTTGACCAGATCGGCTTGCATGCAGATGCCATCAATCATCTTGCGAACAACACCGCATCGGCTGCTCGTGATCTCGTCGAGTTCGATAAGCGGGTTGCGGCAACCGGTAAGATGTTCGGCTTCTCTGATACTCAGACACTCGCTTTCGGAGCGTCCATGATTTCAGCAGGTGCCGAGGCCGAAGTTGCGGCAACTTCGTTCCGCAATATGGGGCGGGCACTGACGAAAGGAGAGCAGGCAACAAAGTCACAGCGGTTGGCGTTTGCAAAGCTTGGCCTCGATTCCGTCAAGGTATCGAAGAACATGCAGAAAGATGCTCTCAAGACCACGTTGAACGTGATTGAGCGGATCCAGCAGTTGCCAAAAGACCAGCATATCAGCATTGCGTCCGCCTTGTTCGGCGATGAGGCGCGCGCGCTCATGCCGATCATTGCCGATACGAAAGAGCTGCGCCGCGAGCTTGCGATGATCGGCACTGAGTCAAACTACAGCGGATCTGCGTTTCAGGAATATATGGTTCGTGCCGAAACGACCGCGAACGCTTTGCAGTTGCTCGGAAACAAGATCAAAGCTTATGGCATCGGCGTGGGTGACAGCTGGTTGCCGACGATCAAGGATATGAGCCTTGGTATCGGCGATGTGCTGGACACGCTGGATAAGCGTGTGGGCGTCATCGACAAGATCGAAATGGCTGTCAAGGGCCTGATGAGCGGTTTCGGTTATGGCGGCGAGGGCGGCACGCGCCAGCTTATCAATGATCTCGGTGATCTCCTGTTCGGCAAGGCGTTCGAGGGCGACAGCACACAGGTCGATCAGCGCATGACCGATCTGGCCAGGCTCTCAAATAATTTCCGCAAGATCGGCCTCGATCTTAAAGCCTTCGCCAAGGATATCGGGTCGGGCGATATTCTCGGTGCTGCCGGTCACGTCTCAGATGCAATCAGCAAAATGTCCGGCACCGCAACGGTGTTGAGCGCCGTCGGTATCGCTGCGGCGGGTGCGGCCATGCTCACGCTGGGCCGGGGCATTACGCGGCTTGCATTCTCTCCATTTGGCCGGATTGGATTGGCAGCTACTACCGCAATCACACTGATCGATGCGGTGAAGGGTGCGAGCAGCATTGGTGAGTTCGCAGATAATCTGGCTAAACTATCCTTGGTGGATTGGGTGACGATCGGAGCTGGCCTATTGGCTGTATCCGGACCTTTGCTCGGTCTGCGGAATTTGATCATGGGTGGGGCCGCTGCAACCGCCGCCACATCGGCGGCAGGGGCGGGGGTCGCTGCAGGTGGTGGAGCAGGGGCCGGTTGGTTAAGCGGTGCTTTCGGTGCTGCTGGCGGGGCTGGAGGAATGCTTGCTCGAGGTGGGCTTTGGGGTCTAGCGGGTTATGGTATTTATAAGGGACTTGAAGCCAAAGGTCCCTCCGATCCTCGCTATATCAATCCGCAATTCTATATTGATAAGGCAAATGAAACCAATTCTCGCCAAGGATCAGGTGTTGGAAATGTGCTGCCCGCTGCGCCTTTGCCCAATCAGCCTGCACAAAATGCGCCACAGCCGTTTAGCTTCGGGGCAATTTGGGATGCTCTGACCGCACCGTCACCCACTGCCGGTGTTGGCAAAGGTCCGACAGATGTTTCCATTGTCGACACGCCCTCTGTTTCAATATCAACTCCGGTTCAAACAATGCCGAGTGGAACGCAAGACGTGCGGGTCACCAACCCGCAACCTCCTCAGATTAACAACTATATCACCCTCAATGCCCAAACTGGAGCCACCGCAGCCGAGCTGCGCGGCGAAATGGAGCGATTGCTGGTGGGAAAGATTACGTCAGCCTCGAACGGTGCGTTTTCGGATGGAGGAATGTAATGGCAATTCCAATGTGCCTGGGGCCATTTATGTTTCATTCCCTTCGGTTCGGTTACCGGGGATTGAAGCGTGACCTTTCCACCCGTTGGGCTGATATCAATACTGTAGGCGGGTTGAACCGCCTGCAGTGGACTGGCGGCGATGATGATCGCACGACAATTGAAGGGGTGTTATTCCCACACGAGTTCGGTGGTTTGGCTGTTCTGGAAGGGCTTCGCGGGGCGGCTACTGCCGGAACGGTATTGCCGCTCATCACCTTGGCGGGAAATGTGTACGGGATGCACGTGATCGAGAGTATTAGCGAAGATCAATCGTATCACACTGCTCTTGGTCAGCCGCGAATGGATGTTTTTCGCATCCAGCTCAAGCGCTATAGCGGTGGGAGCTTCTCACCGATTTCAGTTATTCAGTCACTATTCGGGTGATGTCATGGGGCGTGTTTATACAACCATACAGGGTGAAATGCTCGACGCTATCTGCCGTAAGGTCTATGGCGACGAAAGCGGCTATGTCGAGCAGGTGCTGGAAGCTAACCCCGGTCTGGCGGCACTGTCACATCGCTTGCCTATGGGGACAAGAATTAATCTGCCCGACTTAGTTCGGGCAGAGCAATCTCAGTCCGTAGTGGCATTGTGGAGCTAACGATCAACTGTCCGACAGCTTGCACTTTTCCAAGAGTGTCTTCATTGCAGCGGTGGATCCGCTGGATGAATAAGAATCCGATATCTTGTTTCCAAGAATATCCGCTCCTGCCTTGATGGGTCCTTTAGCATCTCGAATGCCAGTCAGCAGCGGGAGTGTTTCGTCTTTTGATGCAGTCGAGACTACTCCGGCAAAGTTATCGTTCCAGCTGCGCAACCGAGCGGATATCTTAACGGGCTGGTCTGCGTTGAACGCGAAGAACAACGCGGCCTCTGTTTCATTGACTGAATCGAATTGCTTCTTTGGCGATATCATTGCGATAACGACTTCGCCTTTAGAATTGCACTGAACGACGAGCTTAGACTGCATCCCTTCTTCGCCCGCAAGCACTGTAGTTTCCCCAAAAACATCCGGTCCATTAACTATTGCATCCCAAGCAAAGGCTTGAGTGCTGATGACTGCGAATAATGCAGCTGACGATAGAAGTTTCATATTGCCCCGCCGTGATAATCAATTGCCAAGGTTAGCCTTATATGAAGACTCCAGCCTTTGAAATAAAAGTCAACGGCAAAGCCGTCGCGTCCATTGTGAATGAACGGCTTATCTCGCTGACTGTCACTGACAAAGAGGGTGTCGGCTCGGACTCGATTGACGTCGACCTAAATGATGGCAACCCGTTCGCCGCCATCCCTAAAAAGGGTGACAAGATCGAGGTGTCGCTTGGCTATGCAGAGACCGGCATACTCCCTTTCGGGGCGTTCACGGTTGATGACCCTGAAATCCGCTGCCTTCCTTACGGCATGAACATTCGCGGGCGAGGGGCGAATATACGTGACAAGTTCAAGCAAAGTCGCTCCCGTCACTGGGATGAAAAGACTGTTGCCGAGATCCTGCAGCAGATCGCTTCCGAGAATGGCTTGCAGCCTGTCGTCGACGACGAGGTCGCCTCGCACAAGTATGACTGGTTTGGTCAGCAGGATGAGAGTGACATGCATGTCTGCGAGCGCCTGGCTCGTATTCACGGCGCTTTGTTCTCGGTCAAGGATGGCAAGTTGATTTTTGCCAAGCGTGGCAGTGGCAAATCTGCGAGCGGGAAGGACTTGACACCGATTGTTGTCGGGCCGTTCGAGATCGTGCAGGGCACATGCCGGATCAACTTCGCCTATCGCAAGAAAGTCAAAACGGTGCGCGCCAAGGTACGTGACCGCGCCAAGGCTGAGACGGTCGAGGTCGAGGAAGACAGCGACGATGAAGGCACCGCCGATTTCACGGTGAAGGAAAATTTCAGCACGGAAGCCGAGGCGAAAAAGGCTGCGAAGTCCAAGGCTGAAAGTCTGAAAGCCGAGACGGTCAAAACCTTTGTCACAGTGTTTGGCGATCCGACCATTCGGGCAGGCGCGCCGTTTTCCTACCAGAATGTGCGGCCGGAAATTGACGGCATAGAATTCATTATCGAGACAGCCACCCACCGCATCAGCAAGTCGGGATATATGACCGATATCGAGGCGAAGCTGAAGCCGGTCGCCAGCAAGGCATCCAAGGATAAGAAAAAGTCGACTGCGGCCAGCACCTCGAAAACAAACGAGAACAGCCCGAAAACGCCAGCGGTGCCAGATCCCAAACCGCAAGCGCCCGCAACCTCGACGACGGGCGGGTCACCTATGGGCATGGGCATAGGCCGCGCCTAGCATCGGTCGAAATTCCAACGGGGCAATCATGAAATACATTATCCGGAATTATCCGGTCGCCTTCATCAAGTGGGCGATCTACGGGATCTTGCTGCTTATCGCCAAGCTGGTAGCGATCCTGATCGCACCGATATTGGCGCTCTGGTCGGTGTTGGCAGGGATTTCGGTTCTGCCATATCCATTCTCGCTTTTTCACACTCATGATGACGACCTGGACGGCGGGCAACATCAGCTTGCTTGGCCACAAGCCAAGGGGGTCAAATTGTGGTGGCAGCGAACGCGGTGGATCATGCGAAACCCGGCCTACGGCTTTGCGGCCAATGTTTTCGGCTTCCGCTTCGAAGGCGTTACCACCGTTTATCAGATCGACAGCGGCGGCTTTGACTGGTCGAGGCCCGGCACATTTTATGAAGGCGTATATCGAGACGGGAAGGGCGGTCTGTTTTTCTCGTATCGCGCCCGCTTCAAGGTCTTCGGCAAGATCTGCGGTTGCTGGATCGGCTGGAGCTATATCGCTTACGACAATGTCAGTCTGCAGTTGAAAATCTCCCTCATATCCATCGTCAAATAGAGGCTGTCATGCAGCTTGTGCCCGATTGGCGGCGCGTCTTGCGAAAGGCGTGGTCTGTCCGCCTGATCCTGCTTGCCGGTGTTCTGACTGGCATTGAAGCCGTGTTGCCACTCCTTGGCGACACTTTCCCCATCCCCTCCGGCGCGTTCGCTTTGCTGACCTTCTTTGTGGTGGTCGCAGCCTTCGTTATGCGCCTCGTTTCTCAGAAGGTATTCCGAAATGGCGAGTAAACGCGCAAAGGCCGCTCTGGCATCTGGTCTGGGTCTCGTCGCACTGACAGCGACTTATCTGACCGCACCGTGGGAGGGTATGGAAAACCAGGCCTATTATGACAAGCTCGGCAGGGTTTGGACTGTATGTCTCGGTGAAACCAAGGGCGTGCAGAAGGGCGACTATTACACCGACAAGCAGTGCCGCGAAAAGCTCATCACGCGTCTGGAGAACGATTTCCGGCAACCGCTGCGCAAGTGTATCCGCACTTTCGATCAGGCACCCATCGGCGTGCAGGCGTCAATGCTGGATCTCTCCTACAATATCGGGACTGGTGCGGCCTGCAAATCGACTGCCGCCCGCCGCATGAGTGATCGGCAATGGCGTGCGGCCTGCAACGCGATGACTGCTTTCAATCGTGCCGGGGGCAAGGTCGTGGAGGGGCTGAAAAAGCGCCGCGAACTGGGTGACGCTCAGCGAATCGGTGAGCTGGAACTTTGTCTGGCAGGTCTGTGATGTTCGGCCTGCTGGACTACATCAAGATCGGCGCTGGCTGCGCCGTCGGGATCGTGCTGTCTGCGATCTATTTTAACGGCGTGCCGGTTCTCAAGGATCTTCCCTATGTCGGTGCTGTGTTCGAGGGGCAGGCAAAGAAAGGCCTTGTTCCCGAATTTCAGGCGGCGGCGATGCGGGCTGAACGCGACGAGTTGCGACGGCAGGTCGGGGCTAACGCGCTTGTGATTGAAGCCTACCAGGTGCAGTTGCGGAACGCTCGCGCAGCTGAGGCTGCACAGATCGAAAAAGCTGAACAGGAGATAGCGGACTATGAAGAGAAGCTGGCAGTGGCGGGCCGTGCCTGTCTGCTTGATCGCGATGATTTGCAGTTCCTGCGCCAGTGATCGACTGCTGCAAGAGGCCGCTGAACGGCAAGGCAAGGCGCAGGCGGGTATCATCCCGCCTGATTATCCCGATGACTGTCGCGAGAAAGAAGCGCACGCGCCGTTGATTGAGGGGGCGGAAATTCGCTCCACCTTGAAAAGGGAGCGGGCGGCGCTCGACAGGCAGAACGCGCGAACGGATCGATGTGCGGAATTCTATGACAGCTGGGCAAGGGGGCTACGGTGAGGGAAGGTGCGATGCGGTTACCAAGTAAAGGAAAGTTCGAGTGGAACTTCAACACGCTGCTGCAGCTGGGGCAGATCGCCGTCCTCATCCTCGGCGGAGTGACGATCTGGGTAAACAGATCTCGCGATATCGAGGATCTCACAAAGTGGAAGCTGTCTCATGAGGCTTATCATAAAGAGCGTCTGGCCGAGGTCCGCGAGGAAAAGGGCAAAAGCGATCAGCGTTTTCAAACCATTGAGGCCGATATTCGCAAGCTCTCCAGTAATCAGGAAAGCATGAGCTATCAAATCGCGTCAAACACGCAAGCGATCAAAAGTGCCGCCGATAATTCTAAAGAAATTCAGGAAACCTTGACGACGGTGCGTGGTGATGTCCGCGTTGTAATGGAAATCCTGCAACGGCTGGAGGCCGGACAGCGGCGTCCCATGCCGCAGTAAATGCTTGGCGATCTGCTATGATATGAATGACCGTGCGCCCGCCCGTCACCCGACTCGGCGGGCTTTTCTTTTTCTGCGGTCAGGGTGGTGTTTTACCTGCATCGCTTATTCGTCCGGATCTCTGCCGGTTACTCCGCGGTGCATGCCTTCCGATACAACACGGATGGCTGTCGCCGCTTCTTCTTCTGACCAGCCCGCATCTACCGCATCCTGAATAAGCCCTCGGACACCCACGACGTTTGCGCCCGAAAGCGCCGCAGTTGCTTCCGCTTCCGTCGCGCCAGCAGCTACCTGTTGCTCAACAAGGTCAGCGAGGCCCTGCGAAATCGCTTCCTGACAATCAATTTCGCGGTCGGGATAATCGCCGGGCTGTTTTGGTCCGAACATTAGATCCTCCTTCGATGGTCTGGAATTAGGTAGGGCATTTATTTTCGCCGTCCAGCCAAAGGGTCTTCGTCTTTCCGCTCATGCAAGTCCCCCTACAAATCCGCTCATTTCCTGCAGGCGTACCATTGCCATACGCATATGGCCGTGACAGCCGCGCGCCTTGCATCGGGCTTTCGTCTCGATCTCATCCAGATATTTCTGTGAACGATCAGCGTCTTCGCAAAGCAGTTGTTTGGTGGCGTAAGTTACGCGGCCGCATTTCTTGCAGGTCAGTTCGAGTCGCTGCTCGTCGTCCAGATCCCGGACCTTGATTGTGGTTTTCCAGTTGCCCAT